ATCAAAGAAGGCAACGTCAAGAGACGAAGCAATAGCCGCATTTGTCCGTGATGCCTTGCAGAACACAGGATACTTCTCGCAGCACCTATACAATCTTCTGGGTGCTATTGGGATGGGGTTCGCTGCCTCTGAGATTGTCTGGAAGATCACACCCGAAGGCGTGCTCGTTGACAAGATACTGAACCGTCCTCAGAGACGTTTCCAGTTTGACGCATCGACACGTGAGCCGAAGATCAGAGACATCACAAATCCGTTCTACGGTCATTTGTTACCGGATAAGAAGTTCATCGTTCACCGTTGTTCTGCTCAGTGGGAGAATCCTTTCGGTGATGCTATTGATCAGTCCGTATATTGGATGTGGCTATTCAAGCGAACGGCGATGAAGTTCTGGTTACAGAATCTTCAAGTTGCATCTTCGAGCAGTCCCATAGTTCAACACCCGGTAGGGGCGAACAAAGAAACTAAAGCAGAAGCCCTTGCGATAGCCAAACAGATTCGCAGCGGTTGTTTCGGTCGCATCCCTGAGAACTTCAAAATCATTTGGGCTGAAGCACAGCAAGGCGCTCGAAATGCAGAGTCATATCAGAACTTCATCAGGACTGTTGATGATCAGATTGCAAAGGCTTACAACGGTCAGACCTTGACCTCAGAATCCGGCTCGGACTCAGGCAAGGGCACACAGGCATTAGGAACTGTCCATCAGGCAACACAGAACGCAAGGGACGTATTCAGGGCACACGGACTTGAGTCAACGCTCAATCAGACACTCATCCCGTGGCTGGTGGATTTTAACTTCGCAAATGTAGACGGGTATCCCAAGTTCCGATTTGACCTTGAGGACCCGGAGGACTTACTGCAAGAGGCAGAGATTGTTTCAAAGCTCTCAAGCGCCGGATATGAGATACCCGACGAGGAACTGTCGGCGAAGTTCAACTACACGATCACGAAGAAGCAGCCGCTTGAGCTGAAGCCCGCAGAGAAACCAGAAGGCCCAATGCCAGAAGAGAAGATCAAAGAAGTAGTTGAGGAATTTGCTGAGAAGCAGGAGAGAAAAACGGAGAGATTCTTTGATCGGGTGACTTCAATGTTCAGCAAGCAACAGCCGCATATCGAAGTGAAATCACCAGAGATCAATATCGCACCGGCGGCAATCAATGTGCATTCTCCGGCAATCACGGTGACAACGCCTGATATTCAATTCTCGGCTCCTCCGATTGAGATACATCAGGCTCCTATTCATATCGACGTCCATCTGCCAGAGAGCAAGGGAAAATATAAAATCGAACGAGACAAAGATGGGAAACTTTTAGGAATGGAGAAGGAATAATATGGCACTCAACACAAGAACATCGTTAATCCTGGACGCTGCCAAACTTGATGGCACGAAAGCCCTCTACGATAGCGGCTGGATAGATATTTATGATAGCACTGGAGGCGGACAGCCAGCGACGCCGGAGACATCAGAGGGAACAAACGTATTGATCGTGTCCCTTCGCTTTGGCGCAACTGCTTTTCCTGCCGCAGTCGGGCGCGTGGCAACGGCGAACCCCATCACATCAGGCACAGCCATAGCGACGAAGACAGCGACTTGGTGCAGGATAACGGAGTCTGACCATACGACGGTGCTCGAGGATGGATCAGTCGGAACAGCGACATCAAATATTGTCCTTAACGCAGTTGACATCGTAACCGGGGCGACAGTAAGTTGTTCATCATTCACGCGCACATCACCGATGCAAGGCGCATAAGGAAAGGATACAATCATGCTTTTACAAGTGCGAACACAACTTCAAACCAACGTCTCAGGGACGGACGGCGGACCGTATGACGCGTTAGGGGGTAAACAATCCGAGTTGATACTTGCTCAGTTGCATGGGAAGTATTACACACAGGCTTACCGTGGAAGACTCTGGACTGCCGCGTTGACGACAGCCGCTATAATTCCTGTCCTTGCAACGAATACGACGGCGGTGTTCATGATCATGAATCCGGCGGGTAACTTTACCAACGTCATTCCGGTGAGGATCAATTTCGGATTCCACTCGACGACAGGTATAGCAGGAACGATCGGATATTCCTACGTGCCCCTGGTTGGTTCAGGGCCAGTTGGAACTGCAGCTCCAATAAGCGCAATGACAACCAAGGCGATCCAGAGCGCAGTTGTGGGACAGTCCTATGTTGGCAACGTCCTGTTCGGAACAGCGGCTACCGTAACCGGAGTAACACCGTCGATCAATACATTGTATCGATGGTCAAACTTGTCCCAGGGTGCTCCAGCCGCCGCAACCGCCGCAGGCTGGCACAACCTATTTGAGGACTTCGATGGAAATACCATCATTCCTCCGAACTGCGCCTTACAGGTAGTGGCATCAACAGCCATTGCGGACGCGTTCATGATCTCGCTCGTTGCTTACGAATCCCCGATATAACCTAAACGAAAGGACTTTACAATGTTACTCCAAGTCAGAACAAGCGCACTTTCCAACACATCGGGGACGGATGGCAACCCTTACGATATGTTGGGCGGGAAACAAGCAGAGGCCATCGTCGCTGAGCTTCATGGAAAATACTACACCCAGACGTATCGCGGCAAGATATGGAACGCATCGCTTACCACCGCGTCGGCGATCCCGCTCTTTGCTACAAACGCCACACCGAATTTCTTCATTCACAATCCGGCTGGCAACATGACAAACATCGTTCTCGTCAGAATCAACATCGGATTCCACGCTGGCACAGGTATCGCGGGTGCGATTGGCTACGCGTATCTGCCGAACGCTGGCTCTGGTGGATTGGGAACCGCCGCTCCGTATTCAGCCATCACCGCAGGTCCGGCACTCAGAAGTGGACTTGTCGGACAGCCGTACACAGGCAACGTCATCTTCGGTTCTGCCGCAACGATTGGCGGGGCGGTTCCATCGGCCTTAACCGTTTATCGGTGGTCGAATCTTTCACAGGGCGCGCCGATTACCACAACGACATCAATCTATTCGATGTATGAGGACTTCGACGGAACAGTTGTCATACCGCCAAATACAGCGTTCTGTCTGGTTGGTTCTATCGCCATCGCAGAGACATTCATGATTTCACTCGTAGCATACGAAGCACCTATCTAAAGGAGGAATATGTCAAAAGTCAACGTACTCATTGGTATATCGGGTGGACAGTTAGCCCGTTATTCAGTGTTCTATGATTCTATTTTGCATCTGGCGACACCGCAAGGAACGGCGTTGGTTCAGGCAAAGGGCGCGAACATTGCAGAGAACAGAAACGGTATCGCAGAGGAAGCTCTGAAGATTGGTGCAGAATGGGTGTTCTACGTTGACGACGATCAGGTGTTCGCTCCTGACACACTCCTTCAGTTACTGAAACACGACAAGGATGTTGTCTCTGGATTGTATGTCTCAAGAGAGGCTCCGTTCATCCCGCACATTTACGACAAAGAGGACGAGAGAGAGTGGTGCTTCCCTCGGTTGCTGAAACCGTTTGATGGTGGATTGACTGGACCTCTGAAAGCCACAGGTGCGGGATGTCTGCTTGTCAGAACAAAAGTATTCGAGAAGATGGAGAAACCCTATTGGAGACTCGGGCAGATCACAAAGGACGGATGGGGTGACGATTTGAATTTCTGTCACCGTGTGAGAGAAGCGGGATTCGAGATTTGGGCCGATTTGAATGTAGTCGTGGGGCATCAGTTCAATGCGACCTTGTGGCCCAAGCGTCAACCGGATGGGACGTGGACAACGGTAATTCTTCAGGGCAATCAGCAACAGATAGCAGAGTTTCCAGCGGCACAAGAGAAGTCAAGTCTTATACAGGTGAACCGATGACAATTCTCCATCTCGGTTGTGGCAGGGACACGCTGGACATTCCAGAATACAAGGACGCGGACATCATCACCTTAGACCAGGATGCGGAGTTGAAACCTAAGATAGTCTGCACTCTGGGGAGAGACCTGATTCCACTTGCGGATGATTCGGTTGATGTCGCCATCGCGATCCACGTTCTTGAGCACATCGGAAAACAGGGCGAGATGAAGGAGTGGTTTCAATTCTGGGAAGAACTGTATCGGGTCTTGAAGCCGGACGGATTTCTATATTTTGAGAGTCCGCTGTATAGTTCGGTATGGGCTTGGTCAGACCCTTCTCACACAAGAGCGTTGTCGCCTTGGTCGTTTGTATTCTTTCAACAGGAGTCGTATCGATTGAAACCGACAAGGATCTCGCCATTCCGTATCAACTGTGATTTCGTTCCAATGGGATTCGAGAAATCATCTGATGAAAGTCTTGAGATACAGGCAGATGAACGGTTCTCACATTTCAAGGGTCAGTTGCGAGCGAACAAACCCCTCAAAGTTTGGTGGAAGGATTAAGCCATGGGCGATGTAGGCGTACAACTACAAGCGGCATCTGCGGCACAGACAGTCAGGACGTTACAACTTGTCGTGGTGACCGATCAAGGCAAAAAGGTGACGATGGATGTTCAAGTCGTTGCCGTTGCAGATAAGTTCGGCAATCCAATCGCTCCCGACGACATTGAGAAGGAATGGCGCGAGAACTTGCTGAGAGAAATTACGGCAATTCGGTTTGGGATTCAGGCTTTGATGACACACACAGCATCTCAAGGCGAGGGCGACATTGATCCTGTTGAGGTTGCGGAAGAATATATCCGATTGGCGAAGATAAGCGGGGGTGTCTGCTAATGCTTCTCTTGCTTAAAAAGCTTCCGGCAACGGTCTATAACAAGCTCACGCTGATATTCCGTGGGCTTGAGATTGTCCAGACTGTAAAAATACCTCCGGACAATCTGATGGTCGTTGATACCTCGGCAGTTTCCAATGACATCGTTTGTGCGTTTGAAGAATCAGGCGAATCATGCGAGGCGGTTGGATCGGTCAGTCAGGCTTTTGTCGGTGTCGCCGCTGTCACTGAATCAAGCGAAAAGATTTCGGCAACCGGATCAGAAACATTCGCCGGCACATCAACCGTCACGGAGTCAGGCGAGGGAATTTCTGCCGTTGGGTCACAAGTCTTTGCATCAACCGCAACCGTGGCTGAATCTGGGGAGGCCGTTGCTGGCGTTGCATCAGAGGTGTTCGCGGGTGTTGCTTCTTTCACGGAGTCAGGCGAGGCTATGTTCGCATCCGGGGAGGAATTATTTACTGCTATCGCCGCTTTGATTGAGTCAGGCGAATCATTCGAGGCGAAAGCATCGTCAGGGGTCACCATCACTGGAACGGCCTCATTCACAGAATCAGGCGAGAGCCTTGATGCTACTGGCGTGGTCAAGGCAAAAGAGCCAACATTCATGTGGACGGCTGGTGGCTGGGGTAAGCTTGGAACGAATGGGATCGCTACAATCAGGGAGTCGACAGAGTCATTCAGCGCGCGTGGCACAGTGATCATACCAGAGACAAAGGGACAGACCGGGATCGAAGAGATTCTTGAAGAGGAAATGATCTTATTTTCAATGATTGAAGGGGATTGAAATGAAACCAATAGAAATGTCCGACGTGAGGGCTAAAGACCTTGTGATATTCAAAGCCGGGACGTGGAACGGGGAAACTTATACCGAGTCCGACCTTGACAATATGGCCCGGTCATTCAACGCTGAGGAACCTATACCTTTCATCATTGGTCACTCATCGGACTACAAGGGGCACACTCGTATTCCGGTGTTCGGTCGGATTATGGGAGGACTCAAGCGTGTAGGTCAAGACCTTGTGGCAATGGGAGTCGAGTTCAATGATAAATTGGCAGAATGGATAAGGGAAGGCTTCTATCCCCAACGCAGCATAGAACTGACAAAGGACAATAAACGGGTTCTCGCTGTTGGAATGTTAGGAGCCGCTCCCCCTGCTGTCAAGGGACTACCGGGGAATGATGAAGCATTGCAAGAGATTGCTCTCCAGTTCTCGGAGATGAACGAAGCGAAGTCGGTTGAGTTTGCTCTTGAAGACATCGAAGCCCTTGCGGTCGATGACACGTTCAAGACTCTTTCCGAAGTCTGTATGAAGTTCTTGGAGACGATTGAGAAAATGTTAGTTGACGGAACGGAGCCGGACAAGATGGCATCAGAGTTGTGGGAAATGCAGGCTGATATGTGTCAGGCTCTTAACCTTCACGAGCAGTTCTTGAAAAAGATTGAGCAGATTGAGACGAAGCAAGAGATGTCCTCAAGGCTTTCGGGATGGAAGCAATTCAAGGAAAAACTCACAGGTTTATTTAACAAACGAAAGGAAACAGATATGGATGCCCTGAAAGAAAAAGAGTATCAAGACAAAATAACTTCTCTTGATGCTTTGCTCAAAGAGTTCAAGGAAAAGGAAGCCGCTGAAGCTGCTGCAAAGGAAGCAGCAGAGACGGCACGACTTGCTGCAGAAGCCGCGGCAACAACAGAGGCACAGGTAGCAGAGATAAAACAATTTTGTGAAACAGCAATCGCTGAGAACAGGATGACCCCGGCGATGAGAGAGGCTGATGAGCCGATTATGTCCGAGCTTTCA